ACAAGAAGGACTTTGTTCACCTGATGGATGAAGTCTACATCAAGAGTCAGTCCATCCGATTTATCGGGGACAAGGAGAACGCAAACACGGACTCCGCACTGGTGGCTACCAAACGCTGCCTGATTTTCAACGAACTCAACAAGCGCCTGTACCGCAGGTTCTTTATGACGAAGGATGAATTGCAGGCTTGCAAGGAAGGGTACATCTACATCCATGACCAGTCTGCCCGACTGGACACCATCAACTGCTGCCTGTGTGATGTGGGCGCTGTGATGGCTGGAGGCTTTGAAATGGGCAACGTCTGGTACAATGAGCCGAAGTCCCTTGACACGGCCTTTGACGTTCTGGGTGACATTATCCTGGCAACCGCTTCTCAGCAGTACGGTGGTTTCACCGTCCCGGAGGTTGACAAAATCCTGTCCCCTTATGCGGTAAAGTCCTACGACAAGTACCGTGAGGAATACATGGACACAGCTTTCCACCTGATGGCTGACCATGACACCGCAGAGCAGTTGAGCCGGGAATATGCCATGAACAAGGTTCAGAGAGATTTTGAGCAGGGCTTCCAGGGCATCGAAATGAAGCTGAACACCGTGGGCAGTTCCCGTGGTGACTACCCGTTTATCACTATGACTTTTGGCCTTGCCACTGACACCTTTGGCAAGATGGCGGCAAAGACCTTCCTGCGGGTTCACCAGAACGGACAGGGTAAGCCGGGTAACAAGAAGCCTGTGCTGTTCCCGAAGCTGGTTTTCCTCTATGACGAAAACCTTCACGGTGAGGGCTGCGTGAATGAGGATGTGTTTGAAGCAGGCATCCAGTGTAGCGCAAAGACCATGTACCCTGACTGGCTTTCCCTGACTGGTGACGGATATGTGGCTTCTATGTACAAGAAGTACGGCAGGGTGGTTTCCCCTATGGGTTGTCGTGCTTTCCTCTCCCCGTGGTATGAGCGTGGCGGCATGAACCCGGCTGACGATGATGACAAGCCTGTGTTCGTTGGGCGCTTCAACATTGGAGCCGTGAGCCTGCATCTGCCTATGATACTTGCAAAGGCCAGACAGGAGAACATGGATTTCTATGAAGTCCTGGACTACTACCTGGAAATGATTAGGGGCATCCATAAGCGTACCTATGACTATCTGGGTGAAATGCGGGCAAGTGTCAATCCCATTCAGTTCTGCGAAGGTGGTCTGTATGGTGGACACCTGAAACCGAATGAGAAAATCAAGCCCCTGCTGAAACCCATGACCGCTTCCTTTGGTATTACCGCCCTGAATGAGTTGCAGGAACTCTACAACGGGAAATCCATTGCAGAGGACGGGCAGTTTGCCCTTGAGGTCATGGAGTACATCAACAAGAAGGTCAATGAGTTCAAGAAGGAGGACGGATGGCTGTACGCTATCTACGGTACGCCTGCGGAAAGCCTTTGCGGATTGCAGGTTGAGCAGTTCCGCAAGAAGTACGGCATCATTGAGAATGTAAGTGACCGTCCCTATGTGAGCAATTCCTTCCACTGCCACGTTACGGAGGACTTGACCCCCATTCAGAAGCAAGACCTGGAAGGACGGTTCTGGGATTTGTGCAATGGCGGCAAAATCCAGTACGTGCGCTATCCTATCAGCTACAACATTGACGCTGTGAGAACGCTGGTTCGTAGAGCCATGAAGAAGGGCTTCTATGAGGGTGTGAACCTCTCCCTTGCCTACTGTGATGACTGCGGACACCAGGAACTTGAAATGGATGTTTGCCCGGTATGCGGCAGCAAAAATCTCACGAAGATTGACCGCATGAACGGCTACCTGTCCTATTCCCGTGTCCACGGCGATACCAGACTGAACGCTGCGAAGATGGCTGAAATTGCAGAAAGGGTGAGTATGTAATGTTGGAGTACACCGTATCGAAAGAAAAAGGCAGCAACCAGTATTACGTCTGCCGTGTTGGTGAAGAAAAGACTCCGCTTTCTAAGCGGTACACCGACAAGAAGAAAGCGCTCAAGGCCGCTGCTGGTTTTGAGGGTATGGCGTACAAGGAGTACATGAAGATTTACAGAAAGGAGAAAGCAGTCTGATGAAAACTGTATTCAACTGGTTTGGTGATGACTGGAAAAGGGTCAAGAACCACTGCCGCACCACCGACAACAAGGATTTTTCGGACAATGAAGCGTCCGAAACCTTCAAGAAGAAGCTGCTGATTTCAGAGCATAGCCCTATCCGTCTGCTGGAATTTGACTGGTCGTGGAAGGGTATCTTCTACTGGCTGTCCACCGAATGGAGCCGCCACAAGTTTGAGAAGTTCATTTCCTCCCAGAGGGATGACCGTCTGATTGACGATATTCCCAGAGGGGACAAACCCCAGAAAGCGCTTGTGAACTTTGACGGCTATGCGAATATGCAGAACTGCATTGACGCATGGAGAAAGCGCCTGTGCCGTATGGCAACCCCGGAAGCACGGGAACTGGCAGAGGATTTCAAGATGACTCTGCATGAAACCCACCCGCTTGAGTCTGACGTTCTGGTTCCCAACTGTATTTACAGAATGGGTTGCCCTGAGTTCAAGACCTGTGGGTATATGCAGAACTTCATCCGCTGGGTGGAGGAAAACTACCCTGGCGTGGACTGGATGACTGACATTCAGACCCGCTATGACCTGTACAACGACTACTTCTACCGTAGTATGAGCAATCGTGAGGTATAACAATGATACAGCTTATTCTTTGGATTATCTGCTGGGTCATTGTTATAAAGGCAAACTTGGAGTGGGATGGGACGATAGATTGTGACGAAGATTGCAAACATTGTCCGTTCCCTCCATGCAACGATGAAAGGAGAAAGAAGCCGTGAATGACTACGAAAAGAAGAAAACCGGGCTTCTCCATTCCACTGATGAACTGCGTCAACTCCTGATTGACCACCCTGACCTTCCCTTGCTGGTATTCGCTGGTGAGGACTGCAACAGTGGTGATTACAGCTATATGTCATGCAGCAGAGTCAGCGCATCAATTGGAGAGTTCCTTGACTGCCAGCAGACTGTCAATGACGAAAGGTGCTACACAGACAGGGATGATTTTCAGGAGGATATGGAGTATCACTACTCCGACTTTGACGGTTCTGACCAGGAGTTTGAAATCTTCATTGAGAACGAACTTCTGAAATATGACCCCTACTGGAAACCGTGCATCATCGTTTATGTAGATAACTAAAGGAGGTTCGTGGGTATGGATTATTCCAGAATACCAACAGAATTGAAAAATTTGAAACAGTGGGTGTGCGCCTGGGATAGTTCCAAAGTCCCCATGAAAGCCTTTGAGCGTAAGGCCGCATCCTCTACCGCACCTGACACCTGGGGAACCTTTGAGCAGGCGCAGGCTGCGGTGGAGGACGGTACTTACAACCACCTTGGTTTTGTCTTTGCAGACAATGGATTGGTTGGCATTGATATTGACGCAGGCTTTGAAGATGGGCTGATGACCCCACTGTGTGCCGATATTATGAAAGCCTGCCACTCCTACACGGAGAAGTCCAGAAGTGGACGTGGAGTTCACATTCTGCTGCGGGGTGACCTCCCCTTCACGGGGAGGAACAACCTCAACGGAGTAGAGATTTACAAGGCCAGACGGTTCTTCATTATGACGGGCAAGGTGGTTATCTTCCCTGAAATCATTGAGAACCAGGAAGCCATTGACTATGTGGTGCAGAAGTATTTCCCAGAGGGAGAACGGACAGGCGGTGGTAAATCCCCGCTGGTTCAGAAAATCTATGCACCCACATTCAGAAAGCCAGAGGGCGGCAAGGTCTTTATCAGACCTGACTACCCTGAGATTGTTTCCGGGGGCAGAAACCTTTCCCTCACTTCATTGGCAGGAGCAATGCACAACACAGGGTACAGCAAGCAGGAAATCTACAAGGAACTCTGCTATGTGAACCAGCAGGCTTGCAAGCCCCCGCTGCCTGACCGGGAATTGCAGACCATTTGTGACAGCGTTACCAGATACAGGAGGTAATTACTATGGCACGGAATAGATACCCTGGGTACTGCTACTGCTGCGGAGCCTATGTACCTACTGGATATGGTCACTTTGAACTCATTCGTGGTGGTCATTACGGGAACAGATGGCGTGTTAAGTGCGTGAAGTGTGCAAGCGGACGTATCGTGAAAGATACTGACCGTGAGGTTATGAGAGCAAAAGAATTGAGGGATGGAGGTAAGAAACATGGCAAGAACACTTTACCTTCCTGATGGGTCTACGGAATATGTGTTCGGTGACCCGGAGGAAGTGTTGCAGAAAATCATCTATGAGCGCCTTGGGCGTGACTGTGAAGAACTGTTCACGGAAATCATTTCCGAACTCAAGGGCATGGATGGTGAGGATTATGAAAGGATTGCTGACGGCTACCGTGGTATGGCTGTGGACGCTATGAACGGACTCCATGAAGCCCTGATGCAACCCCGGCTTAACAGAAAGCGGCTGGAAGCAATCTATGATAACCTCAACAAAAATCTCTAAGGAAAGGAGGAAACCTCTATGAGAAAAGAAAATATTCAGGCAGTTTGCACCACCAATGAAGCACGTGACTACTTTGCGAAAAAGGGTCTTACCTATGATGACATTAAGGAAGGTGACATTCTGGTTCTGGTGATGCTTCTCAATAAGCATATCAAGAAAGCGGTCAAGGACAATGAAACGTCCGTTGAAACCATGCACTTGAGCAAAAAGGTTGATATGCAGAAGAAAAGCAATGGTTCCATCATTTGCTGCTATCTGTATCTCAATAGCCACTACTTCACCAGACGTGAGTGTATCAGTTTCAACCGTGATGGCTTCATAGGGTTTGCAGGCTGGGCAGAGCAGGGCAACAC